TTGTTTCTTCTGAAGAAGCTGAGAAAGTATATAAATATCTAGTAGTTAAGAAAGGCCATGTAGCAAGAGGTTACTCTGATGGTAGAACCGTGCAGCGAGAAACGAGTGTAAGTTTAGATAAATTAAAAAAAGATCATGGTTTATTGATAGAGGGTGATTGGAAACAATTACATTTTCCAGAAGAAACAAAAGAATATATGCAAACATTATTAGAAAGAGGTGACGATCTTATGACTAAACCAAAAGTACAACTAATTACTTTACATGGATCTAAGGGTAAGGAATGTGAAAACATTTGCTTGTTTACAGATTATGGTGTCGAGGGACAAGATGAATTTATTTATCGAGCAGCATACGAAGATCCAGATCCTGAACATAGATTATTTTATGTTGGAACAACCAGAGCAAAAGAAAGATTATTTATAATGCAACCATCATCAGAGTATCATTACACAATAGGAGAACCAATAGTATGACAAGTAAAGATATATTTAAAGGAGTTGAGTACGATTCGTTAGAAAAACAAGTTGGAGGAAAACATTACAAGAGTATGAAGATCCAACCAGCAGAGTTTATCAATGAAAATAAACTCTTGTTTGCAGAGGGGAATGCTATAAAGTATATCTGTAGACATCAAAGTAAGGGTAAAGCGGACGATATACAAAAGGCAATACATTATTTAGAGATGATATTGGAAAGAGATTATAGTTAATGTTTGAAGCACAGACCGAGTGGATAAGCCCCGAATCATTTCCTGATTTAAAAGATCACAAATATATAGCGATTGACTTAGAGACAAGAGATCCTGGACTAAAGTCTAGAGGATCTGGTGCACTAATAGGTGATGGTGACATTGTAGGTATAGCTGTAGCTGTTGAAGGTTGGTCTGGTTATTATTCTTTTGGACACAAAGAAGGAAACTTTTTTGATGAGGCTGTAGTAATGCGATGGATAAAAGAAGTATGTGCATTACCAAATGTAAAATTATTTCACAATGCAATGTATGATGTTTGTTGGCTAAGAGCATATGGTGTTAAAATAAATGGCCACATAGTTGACACAATGGTTATGGCATCATTAGTAGATGAAAATAGATTATGGTATTCACTTAATAGTTTATCAATAGATTATCTTGGACAGGTAAAAGATGAAACAGCATTAAGAGCAGCAGCTGATAAAGCTGGCATAGATGCAAAGTCTGAGATGTGGAAACTACCTGCAATGTATGTAGGTTCTTATGCAGAAAAAGATGCAGAGCTAACATTAGCTTTATTTAAAAAATTATCTATTGAAATTAAAACACAAGATCTTACAAAAGTATTTGACCTTGAAACACAATTGTTTCCTTGTCTTATAGATATGAAGTTTAAGGGAGTACGCGTAGACGTTGAAGCAGCTCATAAACTGAAGCAACAATTAGCATCACAAGAAGAAAGCTTACTCCTAGAAGTAAAAAAAGAAACAGGCCTAGAACCTCAAATATGGGCTGCAAGAAGTATTGCCAAAGTTTTTGATAAACTAGATTTACCTTATGCAAGAACTGCAAAATCAAAAGCACCCTCCTTTACTAAAAATTTTCTTCAAGAACATAAACATCCTGTTGTTAATAAGATAGCAAAAGCTAGAGAAATTAACAAAGCTCATACTACATTTATAGATACGATTATCAAGTACCAACATAAAGGTAGAATACATGCAGACATAAATCCTATTAGGGGTGATAGTGGAGGCACAGTGACTGGTAGATTTTCATACTCGAATCCAAACCTCCAACAAATACCAGCGAGAAACAAGCAGCTAGGACCTATGATTAGATCATTATTTATACCAGAAAATAATCATAAGTGGGGATGCTTTGATTACTCACAGCAAGAACCAAGATTAGTTGTACATTACGCAGCTACAAAATTTAAAGGTGATGAAGAAGTTACAGAGATAGTAGAAAGATTTCAAAACAATACTGTAGATTTCCACCAAACTGTTGCAGACATGGCTAACATATCTAGAACACAAGCTAAAACAATTAACCTTGGATTGTTCTATGGTATGGGTAAAGCAAAACTACAAGCAGAATTAGGTCTGTCTACAAAAGATGAGGCTACAAAACTATTTAATAAGTATCACGATAGTGTGCCATTTGTAAAAGATCTTATGGATTCAATATCAAGAGATGGATCTGCTTTTGGTTATATAAAAACATTTGGTGGTAGAAAATGTAGGTTTAATAAATGGGAGATAGCAGAATGGAACGCAGGTAAATTTACACCTCCTATGAGTAAACCAGATGCTGAAGCTGCATATTTTAAAAAATATCCTGAAGCTACAAAAGCAAATATAAGAAGAGCATTTACATACAAAGCATTAAATAAATTAATACAAGGATCGGCTGCAGATATGACTAAACAGTCTATGTTGGATTTATACCGAGAAGGTATTGTGCCACACATACAAATACATGATGAATTAGATATTTCTGTAGAGTCAGAAGATCAAGCTAAAAAAATTATTGAGATTATGGAAAACAGTGTTAAATTAAAAATCCCTAATAAAGTAGACTATGAGTCAGGAAACAATTGGGGGGAAATAAATGGATAATTATTATGGCTTATTTAAATGCAAACATACCACCAATCTATGCACAAATAAGAAGGGAGTATTTATATGATTGTAAAAAACATCATGGCGAAGTTGAAGACTGTATTATCTTTGGCATTGCTTGTCTTACGGGAAGGGCTATATTGTGGCACGCAATTATGGAAAATGGCGCAGTCTTTTATCGTTTGCCAATTACGGCTTTTATTCAACGTGGTTATGAACCATCAGCTGTTCCCAATAAAAGACTTGATGAACTACAACTTTGGAATTCTTTTAGTTATTACCCTGCTGTTACTGATTATGATATTTTAAGTGGCCAACACGGTAAGTATATAGGCAAAGATAAAAAATGGCATCATGGCAATTATCTCTTTACCATTGACTTTGCACATCCAGATAGTAATATACTAGACACGGAGCATTCCGAAATACCGCACGAACATAAGTGCGCTCACATAATTGCATTAAACGATGGCAATTTTGCAGCACAACCTAACAATAGAATTATATGGGATTTACCTTCTTTCACTGTGAAAGATAATATTCCTGATTGGAAGGTACAAACAAACGAGTGGAACGTAGAAGACTCTGGTAAATGGATAACAGAAGATACCGATAAGTTTTTCTACGAAATAGAGGAGAAAAAAAATGATTAAAGCATTTATAAGAAAATGGATTTTAAGACCAATTAAAAGAATTAAAGATAAATTTTTTAAATAATATGACCAAGTGCATTAAATGTAATCATGAATGTCATTGTGTTATAGAATTACATGCAGATGAATATGGTATATGCACTTGTGAACATTGTGAATGTGTAAGAGATGAAGATAAAACATGGGAAAACGAGGTCGAATACGACAAATGATAGGAGACAAAATGAACTATTATTTTACAGGGATATTAATTATTCTACTGTGTCTACTAGCGTGGATGGGTCCAGCTTATCCAGGTTCGACACAAACAAACACATCTGGTTCTAACACAGCAATTGAAGGTGGATATACATCTACCGCAACCACAACATATCAATCTGGATCTAGTTCTAATAGCACAACAAACAGCACAACAAATTCAAATATAAGATCAGCACCACCAAGTTCTAGTGCACCATCTTACAACTCTATGACACAAGACGTTTGTGCTGTAGGTGGATCTTTAGGTGTGCAAACATTTGGACTAGGAATTAGCGGCGGGAAACATTTTATAGATAAAAATTGTGAAAGATTAAAGCTAGCAAGAATACTAAATGACTTTGGTATGAAAGTTGCAGCTGTTGCAATACTGTGTCAAGATGAAAGAGTATTTGAATCTATGATACAAGCAGGAACACCATGTCCTATAGATGGTAAGATTGGTAAAGAGGCAGAAAAACTTTGGTCTAAGTATGATAATGAAAGACCAGATTATGACATATATGTAAAACGTATGAAAGCTAGAGAGAAAAAAGAAAAGAAAATAGCAAAAGATGCAGCACTAGCAGAGAAAAAAAGAATAAAAGAAGAAGCTCAGACTACAAAAGAATTTAATAAAGTAGATGAAGAAATAAAAAAAGAAGTTATACTACCTAAGAAAAAACCTATTAATTGGAATCAACCTAAATGATAGACAAGTTTATTTATAAATGTTGTGGTTTTTTAGATAAGTTTACAGATTGGATGAATGGTTTATTTGCACCTAGATGTAAATGTAAAAGAAAGAAGAAAGATGCCTAGACCTGTGCGTAAATGGATAGTAAGATTAAGAATGTGGTACGCAGATATAAGAGGACATCACGGTAAACGATGGGATTATGAACCTGGAGATCATTACATGGGTAGGAGAAAAAAATGAGTAAAAAACCTTTAAATATATCTGAAGAAGCAGCTGTACAGATGCCGATGAAAACGGTAGCTAGTTTAATTCTGCTCGTTGCGGCTGGCGTGTTCGCATACACCGAGTTGACTGCTAGGTTAGTATCGCTGGAGACATCACGTGAGCTGTTTGAAAATGATTTACTTAAAAAATCTGAACAAGTCCCCGTAGACCAGGAGCAGCTATTTTTATTAGAAGATCTTTACAAGTCGGTCGAGCAAATAGAAACGCGTATTGAAGACATGATGCACAATAAAGTAAACATACAATTTTTACAAAAAAATCAGGAAAAGGTTTTAGAGGATCTTGAAGCCTTGAAAGATAAGGTAAGAGCAAATGGCAACGGGACGAGTCACTAAAAAAGTTTTAGATTATATAGCTCACATAAACAAAGAAGCTAAACAGATGAGTTATGTTAAAGATTTAAAAAAAGAAGTAGAAACTGGCAAGCATGGTACACAAAAATATGTTATTAAACAAGGTGAAAACAAAGGTAAGATAGTATGACAGAGTTAGTGGTAGCCCTACTTATGATTGTACAAGGAGAAATTAAGGAAGCGCGTATCCAGCCGTCGATGTCTGAATGTTTGAAAGGTAAAAGAATTGCAAAACGTGGAACGAAACCTGATGGACATGTTAAGTATCAGTGCATAAAATCTATGGCAGAGTTAGAAGATAACATAGATGGCAGCAGAAGTATTAAGAAACTTATACTAGAATGAAATGGCTAATACCATTTTTGTTTTTAATTACAGCTGCACAAGCTGATAGTATTACAACAGGTAATTTACTTCCAAACGCAGGCGATGGTGTAGATTGGGGATCTACTTCTACAGAACAAATTAATCCAGGTAGTTCTGGTACAGTATCTAATGGTGCTACATTAAATGGGTTTGATGTAAATTGTCCGGCATCTCAATCTAGTTGTGGATATAAATTTAGTGTAGGTGGTGACTTTGAAGTAACAGGCACAGCCACACTTTCTGTTGATGACATACCTCTAACTAATAATACTAGAACACAAGAGATGTTAGACAATGGTATAACTTTAAATAGTTATATTGATGTTGCAAACTGTGATAGTCAACCAGGTAATTGTGAAGGTAAGTCAGAAAGCGCAGACTCTCACACACTTACAATAGAATTAAAAGATTCATTAGGTACAGTTTTATCTACAACTACACAAACAAGAACAGAAATAGTAGGGTTTCAAGGAAACTGTAATGGTTATCCAACATCTTCATCTGGTGGACAAACTGCAAACTGTGGACAATACAATGATCAAGTAATTTACAATAACCATGGATCAAACAAAGTTGATT